TTTTCATCTACTATCTGTAAAAAATCTTTATCAGAAGAAACAATTGTTACTTTTTTATTATTAGCTGCAAACTTTTGTGCTAAATATGAAATTGTATCATCTGCCTCTACTTTATCTATTGATATTAGAGTAACTGGTAAGCATTGTAGGTATTCAACCAATCTATGCATTTGCATAGTCATTGAAGCAAACTCATCGTCTTTATCGTCGAACAATTCCCAATTGGTAATCCTTTTAATATTTCTAGTTGCTTTGTATTCTGGATTAATGGTTTTCCTACTTGATGAGGATGCCTGTCCGTCGAATACACAGATGACTCTAGTTGGATCAATTGTTCTAGTTAAGAACCCTAAGGACCTTAAGAAGCCAACGAGACCACCTGTGTGGTGGCCTTGTGGATTCATAGATTGTAACATTGCAAAGGACCTTATAAAGGTGTTCATGCTATCTACAATTAAAACATGGTCGTTTAGTTTTCTATCTGGCTTTTGTTCAATTTTATTTAGGATGTCTAAATAATTACTCATCTAGTGCTTCTAGGTTAGTTGTATCCTCTTCTACGTCTGCTTCTACCATTACAGTAAAGTCTGTAGATCCTAAAGTGTTAGCCCAAGATCCTTTATGAGTATCTTTATATGTATCAATTGCTTTCTTATCGTCTGCAATAAATCCATGACTGGTCATAATGATTGCTCCTCTTGATTGGATACCATCGATATGATTCTTCTCTATCTGAACTTTAGTTCTTTTAGCAAATTCAAACTCTTTTCCTTTTGCTACTGCTTTTATCTTACTTGTTCCTGAGTTTGTGATGTTTCCAAAAGTAACAATTACTGTTGAGTCATACCACATTGTTTTTCCTCCTTTATTTTCCAAACGAGGTTGTCCCATTGGATGTTCAGGTTTTGCAGTCCAAACTTTATTGATTGCTACTAAAGTATTTGTATACTTGCTTGCTTCTTTTCTTGATAACATAATCTTTTGGTTTACGTTATTTCCGAATTGAGTTGACATTGCTCCAGCATTCCATTCGTTGTTGTTCTTATTTGATCTTACAGACAAGTCACATGGAACTGATCCAACTGAATCCCAGAAGAAACATAAGTCGTAAGGAAGGTTTCCTTTCTTTTGTTCGTCAATTAAGTCTAGGATGTAAACTGCTACGTCTTCAATGGTATTTAGAGTTCCTCTATCTGCATATAAGAAAAATCCTTTGTAGTCAGTTATTTCACCTGTATCCTCATCAACAACTTCTTGAACCTCAAGACCCATCATTTGAGCATGTGGCCATGACCATTTCATCTCAGTAATAATGAATACTGGAAGGATTTGTCTTTTCTGTGCTTGGACTGCTGCCTCTAATAGTAAAGTTGTCTTTCCTGTATCCGAATGCCCTCTTAGAAGTGTAATGTGCCCCATAGGAATTCCTTTGAGAGATGTTACTTCTGAGAATGCATCTGAGACTTTAATCCAATCCTGACTCTTAAACTTTACGGAAGTATTAGAAAAGCCTTTATTCTTTTTAAAGTTGTCCAAACTAAAACCGCCTTTGATTATTTCGCTAGCGGTTTGTGTTTTTGCTTTTGCCATTCTTAGTTGAATAAGTCATCAAATTTATTTACTGTACTTTTGTTTCCCGCTGTTGCAGTCTCTAAAGTAAAATCAGTTGCGTGATTTCCTAAAGTTGCTGATAAGTCAGTTTCTGTTGCTACTGGAGCTGCAGGTGCGATAGCCTCTGTTGGAGTTGCTGGTGGTGTTGCAACTTCTTCTCCTGGATTTAAGTACTCTTGTAATTTCTTTTTGATGAACTCATAGTCGTACTGAGTTTGTACTTCTAAGGCATTAGGTTGATCCTTTAACCAAGAGTTTACTTTACTGTCATCTTCTGACAATACTGTTTGCTTTGGTTTGATACGAACTGTCGTAGCTGGGAATTGACCTGGTCCTGCTGCTGGTGTAGTTTCAACAACCATATCCCATCCACTCATTACATCTGTAAAGTCTCCAATATCTTCATCCTCTGCTAAAGCTAATAATGCTTTGTAGATGTTAATACCGAATGACCAAAGACGAACTCCCTTTTCTTCTTCACCTCTTACAATAACAGGAGCAAAGAATCTTGACTTAGGAGATAACTTTCCAGATAATGACCAATTGTCTTTATCAGAAGTCTTTCTTAATTCTTTTACAAATTCTTCGATTGGATCTTGTTTGCCATAATTTGACAATGACATCATAGGAAACTTACCTATGTTGTAGTGTAGTTTCAATTCTGTGAAAGGATCTGCAGCATTAAATGCTGAAGGGACGATACGAATTGTTGATTTTCCGTTTGCTGGTCTCCAATAAATCTTATCGAAGTCAACTTTTTCACGGTCTTGATTTCCGGTGCTGTTTAAAGCTGCTAGCTTATTTTTGATAGCGTTTAAATCCATAGTGTAACTGATTTTTAATTAAAACTTTTATTTATATAATATACGAAGAATATTTTAATATTCCAACTATAATTCTATTATTCTAAATAATTTTGTGTTGACTCTTTTTAGTTCTGCACCTTTTGTTAATAGGATGCAGTTTTGATAGTCATTCCAATTCACTTTGAAGCTTACATCTAATACTCCTCCATTTAAAGATTCAATTAGACGATTTAAAGAATTGATTGTATAAAGGGTATTTGATTCTTTTTTTCTATGAACTAGAATAGTATTTTCTAAGAAATTAGAAACATTTCCAAATTCTACGTTATACGTACAGATATATTCATCTTGACTCTTTGAATAAAGAACGAAAATTTTGTTATAAATGATCTTGTATTTAGTTTGTATTGTACTTAGAATCCCGTCTAGTTGTTGTTCTGAAGAGAAGGTACAAAATAACTTGTTGCTCATGTCGGCTGCATTGAAATTATATTCGATATCATAATCGAACATTGTTGGCGCTACATCATTGTGTATCATTTATAAATATGTTTTTGTTTTACAAAACTAAATTGTTACTGTATTTGAACTTGATAGGATATTTTCCTCCTTGGTTCATTATTTTTTCTAAAGATTCTAATGTCTCCTTGCCATCTGACTTGTCAAAGTCAAATACAAAAGCATCATAAGTATAAAGTGCTAGTTTACTTTTTTTATCTTGGAGAAACATAAGCACATCTTTTAAGATAAGAATATTTCTTGAGGTTTCCAAGCTCTGCATCATGTAGTTCATTAGCTTTTGTGGATGCATCTCTGGGAGTTCTTGTGTAAATCTTTTTCCTGAGATTGGATCCTCTACGTATCCTTTTTCCTGGTAATGCTGCCAAAGTCTGTTTATGTAGTTTTGTATTTTTTCAAATACATCTAAAAAAGCATACTCAGGTGGAATCTTTCCATAAATGGCATGGAAGTTAATTTGCTTTGCTTTTGCATATTCATCCTCAGCTATTTCATCCTTTCCAAAGTAAAGTCTTGCTAATTGTATGTGTGCAGATTCATCTGTGAGTGGATACCCTATTTGTTCGCATAGCAATCTTAAATGGTACCCATCAAAGTCCATTTCTACGAATACATCGTTCTGGGGTATAATTGTTTTTCTAAACTCAGGAGCTTTTGGTATTGCTGCAAAGTTTATAGAATTAAAAGCATTTGTTGGACGAGATGTAGTGTTATACAAATTATACGATGTGTAAACAATATTATCCTCGATACTATACGATTCATTATTTGGTTTAAAAAGTTGTAAAAATTGTTCGTGAATTATTCTTAAACCAGCCCTTTCAATCATAAAGAAAACCGACGTTGCTGTTTTGTTGTAAAAGTCAAACCCATTTGGTATTTGATATTGTAATATACGATATACCGTATTATAATTATCCTCACATTTCTCAAACAACTTTGATATTGGAATAATAGCATTTATTTGTTTGAATTGATAGAAACGATTGTAATACCAATTGCAAGTTGAATTTGATCTTGCAAGTTCCAACCTATTGTAGTTGGTCATTGAATATAGTAAAGAAAGATCTATTACAGAAGGTAGTACAAAGTGATACATCAACTGTTTCTTATCCAAAGTATAAAGTGTTGTGTATTGTTTTAGAATGTCATAGACACGGTTTTTATCTAAATTTAATCCCTCATCATGATTTATTGGAATAATATATCCCTCATGGTGATCTAAAGGTCTTAAGTAAACTGCTACTGTAGATGTAAGAAGTGGATGGTAATTGTCATTTGAAGAAATAACCTCTACATACCCCCCTTTCCTACCTAAATTTTTAAGCAATTGTATTTGCTCGTCTGTTTCTATAATATAGAACATATCTTATAACCTTTTTTTATAATATACAAAAAAACGCTTACCGAAGCAAGCGTTGTTGTATTTTTATTTTCTAGTATCGAAATTCGCTTTTCGAGAATTGTCTATTACTATATTTGCATCCTGTTCTATAAAGGTGTCTTGTTGGATAGATGGTGGCTGTACTACTCCTGCTTTTGTAGCTGCTTGAATTGATTCCGTTGTAGTAGTTGTATCCTCTACTAGGTATTTGTAGTCTGTTACAAAAGTAGAAATTCCTGGGAGGTTTTTTTCTAATGCTTGAATTGTTTTTTTGTTCTTAGATTCTGCTCCTTCATATGGATACTCTCCATACATTACGTCATTGGCTGGACCTCCTATAACCCAGTCTATTTCTACAAAAGTACTGTTTGGTAGACTTGCTTTGGCAAGTATAAAAGTTTCTGGGTCTGTTTCGATTATTTTGTTATCATTCTTATCTTGTATAAAGT